AGCCATAACAGGGCTTATGCCAGTGATTGCACCTTTTCTAATTGGTGGAGCAATAATAGCTGGTTTGATGGCTTTAGGTAAACTTATTGGAACTGTTGCAGGTCATATATTTGTTAATAGAGATAAGATAGGTGAAGCAATGAAAGCAATAGGTGAATTTTTATTAGCACCATTTAGAAACTTTGCGGAATTTGTTGGTAATGTATTTAGAGGGGTTGTTGATGGAATTAGATCCGCATTTCAAGCTATACCTAATACCGTTAAAAGTATTATTAGTGCTGCTACTGCACCTATAAGAGCATTTATAAATACTATAAATAGAGCTTTATCACGGTTAAACGTATTTAGAAGAAGACGAAATAACAGTAATAATAATAATGGTACACCGCCTGGAATGGCTGCCGGTGGTGTTGTGTCTAGTCCACAGTTAATTTATGCAGGTGAAGCTGGTAGTGAGTATATAGTACCTGCAAGAAAAGCAGGGGCATTTAGTAGAAATTATCTAGCAGGTATGCGTGGTAGTGCAGCAATCCCAAGATTTGCTGATGGTGGTTATATCTCAAGACCTAATGTTAATATAACGACAGGGGCAGTAACACAAATGGATGGGACTAATTTTATAACTACAAATGATTTAACAACAGCAGTACAAAGTGGGATAGATCAAACATTATCAATTTTACAATCTGATTTAATGATAAGGCGTTCATTGGGATTATCATAAATGGCTGATTTTGATATAATAACTTTTTTAGAATATTACTCTGATAAGTCCAGTGTTTTAGATAGTAATGATAAAAGATTACCTACTAATGCATATCAAAATTTTTATCAATCAGGTCAAAACTTAACAGCAGATTCTAATATAAATCAGACTGTTAATTTTAATTATCTTGCCTTTGATGCTAGTGGGTTTGCATCTACAGAAGCTGCAAGTGTAAGTGATTTAACGATTAATTTAGCAGCTACAGCTACAATTATTGATTTAACTGATACTGCAATTGGTGGCGATAGTCTTGTAATAGCTTCTTTATATACTCAATCTATAGGACAAGATGCGTTTAGTAATACTGCTTCTCTTATTTGTAGATTTAATGGAACTATTGAAAACGTTTCTATAAACGATACAACTGTTACATGGACTGTAAGCCCTGCAATATCAAAACAAAAAGCACAAGTACCATCAAGACGTATAAGCAGTGATTTAATGGGAAGATTTATCGCAACATGAAAAATATCGTTTTTGCTGTTAATATTACTGCTGTTTTAGAAGATAATACAGAGGTGACAAATGTAAAAGGATTTATAGTAAATAATAAAAGAGTTTATAAATTAGAAGATAATACAATTTTAACTGGTCCAAAAAAAATAAAAATTATAAAGTTTGCTAGATTTGTAGTACCTCCAGAAATTTTACCGTTTATTATGTCAAAGGAAAATTATTGATGGCAGAAAAAAAGTATAGTTTTATTTCTAAAGGTCAAAAAATTAGGCCAACTTTTACAGCAATTCCACAAGCCAAATCTAAGGTTGGACAAGATGCACAGATTTTAGATGAAAGCTTAGAAAATTTTAAAAAACCTAATAGTAATATTGATGTACAGCAAAAAATAGCAAAAACAGGTGAAACTGTACCCTTAGTTTTTGGTAAAAGAGCTAATAATATTGGTGGTGTATGGATGCAACCAAGTTTAATAAAAGCAGGCACATCAAGTTTTGTACAAAAATTATTATTTATAATATCGCAAGGTGAAATAGTAAGTAGCCCTACAAAATCGAGAGCATTTACAGGGCTTACAAAATTAAGTTTTTTGAATGATACATCTGTAACATTAAATCATATATACAGTACTGCTTCTTCATTAGCAACTTCACCTAATACATGTCCTATTTCTGGCACTGGTTTATTTTGTGGAAATGATATTTACACATATTTAACTCCATTATTTAAAGCAACTTCTGGCAGTAATTTAGAAAATGTGCCTGATGTAGGCAAAGACTTTCAAAATTTAAGGGAAAAAACTTTTGGTTCAGGTGATACTTCTAATACTTCTTATGTTATGTCTTTACAAGTCTTTGATGCTGAAACTGGCGATAACGTTACTAATGCTTATCAAACATATCTACAAGCATCCGAAATGGAATTTGGCTTTAATTTTGCTTTTGATGAAAATACTGGTGCTTTTATTGGTTGTAATAACCCTGGAACTATTGTTGATTTAGTAGCACTTTTAGGTGGTGAATTATTACCACCTATAAACTCAACTACTGTTGCATCTGGTGAATATACACAAGCAGTTTTAGATCGACTGAATGCTGTAAGCAGTGGTAGAACTAAATTTATTAATAAATGGACATTTGTTTCTTTAGATAATCAAACAATAACTAGTAATCCTCCCACCACTGGCACATTAGATGGGGTGCAGAATGAACATATTGTTGGCACTAGTAAAGTAATTCAAAATACATCTAATAATAATAGTTCTTTTGCTGATATTACATTTTTAGCTTCAAGTGGAAATCTTTACGAAACACCTACATCTGGTACTTTCCCAACAGCAACAAAACAGCTTTATATTTTTTATGAGCAAGGTGTAAAGGTAGATTTATTTAGTGCTGGTTTGTCAGGATCTAATTATTCACAAGGAGCAAGCAATCAATTTATTGATTTAGCTATGCATTTATTTAAACTATATAAAAAAATTGATGGCAATAATACTGCTAATATTGTTGCTCCTGTGGAATTATCTAATTTACAAAGTCTTTCTAGTTTTTGTACAAATAACAATATGTTTTTTAATGGAATAATTTCTAAGTGTATAAATATAGTTGATTTTATTACTACAGTTTCTCCATATTATTTTTTATCTTTTTTATGTGTTGGTGGTAAATATCAATTTGCTCCAATACTACCGATAAACAATAGTAATCAGATAGATACAACTGCACTTACTCCAGTTATTACATTCACTGAAGCTAATATTATTCAAGGTACATTTAAAAAATCATATTTAGTATTAGAGGAAAGAAGAGATTTTATTGCAAATTGTATTTATACAGAATGCATACCAACAGAAATAGCAAGACGCAAAACAGTTAGTGTAAAATTTTCAACAACAACATTAGATTCACCTACAGAACAGTTTGATATGTCAGATTTTTGTGCTGATGTTAATCACGCTATTTTGTATGCTAAATATGAATTATCAAGAAGAAAACATACAACACATAACATAGCTTTTTCAACTGCTTTATTAACAACAACACTCATACCGACAAATATTATAAAATTACAATTACAAAGAAAAAATAGTGTCGGTGATGATAGAACCGAAATAGAATATTATCAAGTTAGTTCTATTACATATGATAATGATGGTGTTAGCAATATAGAGGCTGCACATTTTCCACTTAATAATAGTAATATTGCAGAAATATCTAACGAAATATCTACTGGCTCTTTCACAGTTTTACAATGACTACTTTTCCATCATTAGAGCCAGAAACTAGAGCATTAGTTTATGGAGATTATCCACAGAACATACATGAAGGATTAAGTGGTGGCAATGTAAGATTTTTGGTCGGTGCAAAAAGACTTGTGCAAAGATTAACTATTACATACGAATATTTAACAGAAACTCAGGCACAAAATTTATTAAATCATTACAACGGACAAAATGGATCTATAGAACCTTTTGATTTGTCAACAGAAATATGGGCAGGTTATTCGACACCTCCAGTATCTAGTAGCAGTTATAAGTGGAGGTATGCACAATCTTTTCAAATTAGCATTTCATCCCCTAGTCGATATAGTACATCTATAGAATTAATTAGCGTTCCTATTTAATGGCTACTTTCCCTTCTATCGTTCCTACTACAAGACTCTATATACCAGGAGATTTCCCTAGTGCTATTCAACAATCATCTAATGGTACTACAACAGGTTTCAGGCGTGGTAATAGGCGTATTAATCAGACACTACAGTTAAGTTTTGATAATTTAACAGAAAGTCAAGTTACAGATATAAGAAATCATTATGATGGACAGAATGGAAGTTTTGAAATAT